AGCTTGTTGATCGCAGCAAGGCGCTTGGTTGCGTTCTTGCTGCGATAGCCAGCCGGGTTTGCAGCCTTCAGGGCCGAGACCTTTTCGGCAAGTTCCGCCACCTGATCAAGGAACAAAGGGTGCGCGAACAGGGTCCAGCCGTTCACGACCAACGGCACGTTGGAGGCATCCGTCATTCATCTTCGGGCGACAGCGCCGCATCAAGGTCCACTTCGACACCGGCGACAAGCTCGGCCAGCTTGGCGCGCAGAGGCGCGTCCAGGCCCCGGACATGGCCGGGATTCTGGCGGATGTCCTGCGCCAGAAACGCGAGAAATGCGCCGATGGCAGGGTCTTCCGCGGTATCCGAGGCGCGGCGGAGGAGGACGTCGCCCTCAGGCAGGATGGTGTAGGAGATGCGATCGCGCTTTTTCAGGCCAAGCGCCTTGCGCACGACGCCGGGCATCGTGGTCTGGTACTTGTCCGTCAGCGTGGACTCGACCTTGAGTTCAGCCAGCATGTGATTCTCCTTCACCCCGCAGGCACAAGGTAATGCGAATGCATTACCCATTCAAGAACACAGCGGTTGAAGGGCCTGGACTGCGCTTCAGGCCACCCGCAACATTGGTGCACCTATGCCCACGACCCGCGAAACCGTCCTCGCCGCGCTGCACGCGCGGTTGCAGCCGCTTGTCGCCCGCACTCTGCGTGACGAGGTGTTGCCCGAGCGGATCCCGGCGGCCGGGCTGATCATCCTGCGCGACGGCCAGCCGGGCGAGCCGGAAGTGACGCTGTCACCGCTGCGCTATCACTACCAGCACCGGGCCGAGCTGGAGATCATCGTTCAGGCGGGCACCGGCCGGGCCAGCGCCTTCGACGACCTGGTCGCCGCCATCGGCACGGCGCTGGAGGCCGACCGGACGCTGGGTGGCCTCTGCGACTGGGTCGAACCGGAGGCCCCGGCCTCGGTCGATCTGCCCGTCGAGGGCGCAGCCGCCCTGAAGGCGGCGGTGATCACCGTCGTCCTGCATTACACCACGACCGGCCCACTGGCCTGAATTTCTCACATCCATAGGAGACCCCCATGGCACGCGCACACGGCGCGCGGGCGCAGATGGCGCTTGCGTTCGAAACCGTCTACGGCACCCCGCCCGCCAGCGGCTATCGGCTGATGCCTTTCGCCCGCACCACGCTGGGCGCAGAGCAGCCGCTGTTGAACAGCGAACTGCTCGGTTACGGCCGCGATCCCCTCGCCCCGATCAAGGACGCCGTCACCGCCGATGGCGAGGTGGTGGTGCCGATCGATGTGGAGGCCTTCGGCTTCTGGCTGAAGGCCGCTTTCGGCGCCCCGACCACGACAGGGACCACGCCCAAGACCCACACCTTCCAGTCGGGCAACTGGACGCTGCCCTCGATGGCCATCGAAGTCGCCATGCCCGAGGTGCCACGCTTCGCGATGTATGCGGGCTGCGTGATGGACCAGCTGTCGTGGCAGATGAGCCGATCGGGCTTGCTGACGGCCACCGCACGCCTGATCGCGCAAGGCGAGGCGATTGCGGCCACCACCGCCGCAGGCACGCCGACCGCGCTCGGCCTTCAGCGCTTCGGCCATTTCAACGGGGTGGTGAAGCGCAACGGCACGGCGCTGGGCAACGTCGTCTCGGCCGAGATCACCTATGCCAACGGCCTCGACCGGATCGAGACCATCCGCAACGACGGCAAGATCGAGGGCGCCGATCCCGGCATGGCCGCACTGACCGGCCGGATCGAGGTGCGCTTCGCGGATAGCGCCCTCTTCACCCAGGCCATCGACGGCACGCCCTGCGAGCTCGAGTTCGCCTACAGCCTCGGGGCCAATGCCAGCTTCACCTTCACCGCCCATGCCGTCTACCTGCCCGTCCCGCGGATCGAGATCCCGGGGCCGCAAGGCATCCAGGCGACCTTCGACTGGCAGGCCGCCAAAGCCACCAGCCCCGCCCGCATGTGCACCGCCGTCCTCGTCAACACCGTCACGGGATACTAACCATGATCCGCCTGAACCTGTCCAACCGGCCCGAGTGGCTGGACCTGCTGCCCGGCCTGCGCGTTCTGGTGGCCCCACTGACCACCGCGCTGATGGTCTCCGCCCGCGCCGATCCCGCCATCGACGGCCTGTCAGAAACCTCCAGCCAGGAGGACATGGCCCTCGCGATGGCCAAGGCCGTCGCCCGTCGCGCCGTTCTGGATTGGGAAGGGGTCGGCGACGATGACGGCAACCTCGTGCCCGTCAGCCCGGCCGGGATCGACGCCCTTCTGGAAATCTGGCCGGTCTTCGAGGCCTTCCAGGCGCAATACGTCGCCCGCGGCCTGATGCTGGATCAGGAAAAAAACGCCTCCGCGCCCTCGCCGACTGGTCCTTCGGCGGGGGCGACGGCTACTGCGCGGCCTGCGCGGGGCCCTGCCCGGACTGCCCCGCAAAGCTGAACCGGCCGCTGACAGTCGAGGGCTGGCAGGTCTGGGACCTGACCCAGCGCCTCGGCGGTCAGCTGCGCATCGCGCCGGGCGCCGTGATCGGGTGGGACATGGGCGCGGCCCTCACGCTGGCGCGGGCGCTGGGCGTCAACGCCCTGATCGCCGCGGAGCTGCTGCCCGAAATCGAGGCGGTGATGGTGCGCAAACTCAACGAGCAGATGGCCGAGCGTTCAACGGCGATGACCCCGATCTGACGCCATGAGACCAACCGGCGCGCCGCGCGCATGATTCAGGTTCGATCGGATCGATCCCGATAGCCGTTTGGTACAGCCCCACGCGCCAGTCCCTTCAGGTCCTGCTTTGCCGGAAGCGAACGGGACTGTGCCTCCTCGCCCTCATCAAATCCACGCAGTGGCAACCCGAGCCCCGCTTGATCGGTGGGCTTGGGTTCTTCATCGCCGTGCTGCGTGCTTTGGCTTTGGCCGATCATCGTCAGTCCTTTGGCAACTGAAACAGAGACTCCAAGTCCTGCCCTCCGCCCTAAGCACTTACCACAGAATCAAGGTTTTCCTCATGGCCGAAAAGAAGGTCTCCGTCCGCCTCGTGGCGGAGGGCGGACGCCGCGTGCGCGCCGAACTGGAAGGGGTGGGCGAGGCCGGTGCCCGTGGCTTTGGCCGCCTGTCGCGCGAAATGGAACTGGCGAACACTCGTCTGGCCGCCTTCGCGCGACGCACTGGCCTCGCCCTCGGGGCCGCAGCCGCGGCGGCCACCGCCTCGCTCGGGCTGATCGTCCGCTCCACCGCCGAGAGCGCCGCACAGATCAGGCAGTTTGCGCAGGTTGCCAATGCGACGCCGGAGGCGTTGCAGCGCTGGTCGGCCGGGGCGCGGACGGTTGGCATCGAGCAGGAGAAGCTGGCCGATATCCTGAAGGACGTGAATGACCGGGTCGGGGATTTCCTGCAGACCGGCGGCGGGCCGATGGCGGACTTCTTCGAGAACGTCGCCCCGAGGGTCGGTGTCACCGCCGACCAGTTCGCTCGCCTCTCCGGCCCCGAGGCGCTGCAGCTTTACGTCGACACGCTGGAACGGGCGGGTCTCAGCCAGCAGGAGATGACCTTCTATCTCGAGGCCATGGCCTCGGACGCCACGCGCCTCCTGCCGCTCCTGCGGAACGGCGGGGCGGAAATGGCGCGGCTTGGCGACCAAGCCTTCGATCTCGGGGCGATTCTGGACAGTGATGCCCTCGAAGCCCTGCGCCGCACGCAACTGGCGCTGGGCACGGTATCCCTCGTGTTCGATGGTCTCCGGAACCGCATCGCGGTCGCAGTGGCCCCGACCATCGAGGCGCTGGCCAATGCCTTCGTCGCGCTGGCCTCGGATGGCGGCATCCTGCGCTCGGCCGTCGACACGCTGATCGGCAACCTTGGAAGGCTGGCGTCCTATGCCGCCACCTTCGCCGCCGTCATGGCCGGGCGCTGGGTCGCGGGAATGGCCGCCGCCGCCCTTTCGGTTCGGGGCCTTGCCACCGCGCTGGTCTTCCTGCGCGGCGCGTTGATCCGCACCGGTATCGGGGCGCTGATCGTCGGCGCCGGAGAGCTGGTCTATCAGTTCTCGCAGCTGGTGGCCCGGGTCGGCGGCGTGGGCGAAGCGTTCCGGCTGCTTGGCGATCTGGCTCGCGAGGTCTGGTCGCGCATCGGCCTGGCGCTGGACGCGGCCCTCGCGCGAATGGCGGCAGGGTGGGAGGGCCTGAAGGCCGCGGGGCTCTCGGCGCTGGAAGGCACCATCGCAGGCGTGGTAAGCTTCGGTGACCGGACAGCCGCGATCTTCCAAGGGGCCTGCGACGCGGCGGTCGCAATCTGGGGAAGCCTGCCGGGCGCCATCGGCGACTTCGCCTTCCAGGCCGCGAACGGGCTGATCTCCGGCGTCGAGGCGATGCTGAACGGCGTCGTCACCCGCATCAACAGCTTCATCGAGACGCTGAACGCAGCCCTCGCGCTGCTGCCGGAATGGGCCACCGGCGAAGGTGGGGTGCGCATCGGCATCCTCGACCCGGTGGAACTCGGCCGCATCGGCAATCCGTTCGAGGGCGCCGCGACCGCAGCCGGTGCCGCCGCCGCGGATGCCTTCTCGGCTGCGCTGTCCCGCACCTATCTCGAGCCGCCCGACCTCGGCCTCGGCGCGATGGCCGAGGATGCCCGCGCCTGGGCCGACGGCTATCGCGAGGCGGCCGGGATGCTGGCTGATGCCGCGGGTCGGCCGCTGGCCAGCTGGCAGGCGCTGAAGGATGCGGTGAGCGGCACAGGAACAGAGGCCGAGACCGCACTCGCCGATGCAGCCGCTTCTGCAGATGCCCTTACGTCCGGGCTGAACGACACGGCCACCGCCGCTGATGGCGCGGGCGGTGCCGCGCGCGACGCCGGGGCTGCGGCCGCCGAGGGTGCGGACACCGCCCTCACCGGCTGGCAGGCCGTCACGGCGGCGCTTGCCAACTATGCCGCCAAGGCGCGCGACATCGGCGGGGATATCGGGAGCGCGCTGGTCGGCGCGTTCCAGAGCGCCGAGAACGCCATCGGCGACTTCGTGAAGACCGGCAAGCTCGACTTCCGCGACCTCGTCACGTCGATGATCGCCGACCTGGCGAAGCTCGCCGCCCGGCGCTTCATCCTCGGCCCCATCGCCAATGCCCTTTCCGGTGCGCTGGGCGGGGCGGGCGGGATCTTCGCGAACATCCTGCATGCAGGCGGGATGGTCGGCGCCCCTGGTCCCGGCCGGATGGTCCCGGCACTGGCCTTTGCCAATGCCCCGCGCATGCACAACGGCGGTTGGGCCGGGCTGCGGCCCGACGAGGTCCCCGCGATCCTGCAGCGCGGGGAGCGTGTGCTCTCGCGCCGGGAGGCGGCCGGTTACGGCCAGGCGGGCGCATCAACCGTCAATGTCACGATCAACGCGCGGGATGCCGAAAGCTTCCGCCAGTCCCGCACGCAGGTCGCGAGCGACATTGCCCGCGCCGTGTCGCTGGGCCGAAGGGGGATGTGATGGCGTTTCACGAGGTCAGGTTTCCGGACAACATCAGCCGGGGCGCGCGCGGCGGCCCCGAGCGGCGCACCCAGATCGTCGAACTGGCAAGCGGGGCCGAGGAACGCAATGCGAGCTGGGCCAACAGCCGCCGCCGCTTCGACGTGGCCTATGGCATTCGCCGCGCCGACGATCTGGCGGCGGTCGTCGCCTTCTTCGAGGCGCGGAACGGCCGTCTCCACGGCTTCCGCTTCAAGGACTGGGCCGACTTCAAGTCCTGCCTGCCGTCGCAGACGCCGGGCCCTACCAACCAGCCCATCGGCACCGGCAATGGGGCGGCCACGCTGTTTCAGCTGGCCAAACGCTACACCTCTGGCGCGCAGTCCTGGGCACGGGCCATCACCAAGCCCGTCGCCGGAACAGTGAACATCGCCCTGAACGGCACGCCGCAGGTTTCAGGCTGGTCGGTTTCCACCGCGACCGGCCTCGTCACCTTCACCACCGCCCCGGCCGCAGGCGTGGCCATCACCGCAGGCTTCGAATTCGACGTCCCCGTCCGCTTCGACACTGACGCCCTCGACGTAACCCTCGACCTCGAACGCCTCGGCTCGATCACCTCGATCCCCCTCGTGGAAATCCGCACATGAAGACCCTGAACCCGGCGCTGCAGGCGCATCTCGACGACGGTACCACCACCCTGTCCTGGTGCTGGCGGATCACCCGGGCGGACGGCGTGACCTTCGGCTTCACGGACCATGACCGAACGCTGGCGTTCGACGGGACCGAGTTCGAGCCGGAAAGCGGTCTGACGGCCTCCGAGGTGCGGTCTGGGTCCGATTTGTCCGTCGATGCGCAGGATGCCCAAGGCGTGCTGTCCTCCGACCGGATCACCGAGACCGATATCCTCGACGGCCGCTGGGACAATGCGGCGGTCGAGGTCTGGCGGGTGAACTGGGCCAGCCCCGCGCAGCGCGTGCTCTTGCGCCGCGGTGCCATCGGCCAGATCCGGCGCGGGCGGCTCGCCTTCGTGGCGGAGGTGCGGTCGCTGGCGCACATCCTTGGCCAGACAGTGGGGCGGACGTTTCAGGCGAGTTGCGACGCCGCGCTGGGCGATGCGCGCTGCGGCGTGAACCTCGAGGCCCCGGCCTTCACGGGCAGCGGTGCGATCATCGATGTGCTGCGCGACCGGGCCTTCACGGCTTCCGGCCTCGGCGCCTTCGCGGCGGGCTGGTTCGGCTTCGGTCTGGTGGAATGGTCGACCGGCGCGAACGCCGGGCGGCGGGTCGAGGTGCTGTCGCATGACCTCGTCGACGGGGTCGCGATCCTGACCCTGCTGGAAGCACCGGTGCGCCTGATCATGGCGACAGACACCTTCATCGTCCGGGCGGGCTGCGACAAGCGGATCGCGACCTGCGGGACCAAGTTCGCCAATGTCGCCAACTTCCGAGGGTTCCCGCACATCCCGGGCCAGGACGCAGTCCTGCGCTATGCGACGAAGGATGGTGGCCATGAGGGGGCGGTGCTTTGAAGACCGCCGATCTTGCCATCGTCATCGCTGTCGCGCGGTCTTGGCTCGGCACGCCCTATCACGACCAGGCCAGTTTGCGCGGGGTCGGCTGCGACTGCCTCGGCCTCGCGCGCGGCATCTGGCGCGAGGTGGTGGGGCCGGAACCGTTTCCCATTCCGCCCTACAGCCGAGACTGGGGTGAGACGGGGCCGCGCGAGGTGCTGGCCGACGGCGCGAGACGGATGATGCCGGAACTGGATCCATCCGAGGCTGGGCCCGGTGCGCTGATCCTGTTCCGTATGATGCCCCGCGCCATCGCCAAGCATGTGGGCATTCTCACCGGCCCCGACACCTTCCTTCACGCCTACGAACGCCTCGGCGTGATCGAGGAACCGCTGACAACCGCATGGCGGCGGCGCATCGCCTTTGCCTTCCTGTTCCCTGCACGCTGAGTTTTCCCATGGCCACGCTAGTCCTCGGCGCTGTCGGTTCCGCCATCGGCGGGGCGTTCGGCGGCGCGATCCTCGGCTTCTCTGGCGCAGCCATCGGCGGCTTCATCGGATCGACCATCGGGTCGGTGGTTGACAGCTGGATCGTGTCTTCGCTGGCCCCGGCGCAGAAGATCGAGGGCCAGCGGCTGGATTCCCTGCGGATCACCTCGGCCACAGAAGGCGCGATCATCCCGCGCCTCTACGGCCGCATGCGCATTGGCGGCAACATCATCTGGGCGACCGATTTCCGCGAGGAGACGAAGACTACGACGCAGGGTGGCGGCAAGGGCGGCGGGGGCGGCAGGGTCCAGACGACCGAGTATCTGTACTATGCGTCCTTCGCTGTCGCCTTGTGTGAAGGCCCAATCACCGGCATCGGCCGTATCTGGGCCGACGGCAAGCCGGTCGACATGACCGGCATCACCTGGCGCTGGTATCGAGGCGACGAGGCGCAGACAGCCGACCCGTTCATTTCGGCGAAGATGGGGTGGGCCAACACGCCCGCCTATCGCGGCACGGCCTACGTCGTCTTCGAGGAACTGCCGCTTTCCACCTATGGCAACCGCCTGCCGCAGCTCAGCTTCGAGGTGTTCCGGCCCTTGGCCGATCCCGACACGGCCGAGGGGCTGGTCAAGGCCGTGACCATGATCCCGGCCTCGGGAGAGTTCACCTATGCGACCGAGGCTGTCCGGAAGACCGTGGGCGCCACGACCACGGTCTTCGGCCAGACCACCGGCGGCACGACCTCGGCCGAGAACCTCAACGCGCTGCCAGATGAAGCCGACATCGTCGTGGCGCTGGACCGCCTGCAGGCCATGGCCCCGGCCGTCGAAAGCGTCAGCCTGGTCGTCGCCTGGTTCGGGAATGAACTGCGCGCGGGCAACTGCACCATCAAGCCCGGCGTCGAGGTGGCGACAAAGGCCACCAGCCCCAAGGTCTGGACGGTCAACGGGGTTTCCCGCGCTGCAGCCCATTTGGTTAGCCGTGACGCCGAGGATCGTCCGGTCTACGGCGGCACGCCTGCGGATTTCGCGGTGGCTCAGGCGATCCGCGAAATGAAGGCGCGCGGGTTGCGGGTGACGTTCTATCCCTTCCTGCTCATGGACGTCCCGCCCGGCAACACGCTGCCGAACCCCTATTCCAACAACGCAGCCGCTCCGGGCCAGCCGAGTTTCCCGTGGCGGGGCCGGATCACCTGTTCCCCGGCGGCAGGCTATGCCGGGACGGCCGACAAGACCGCCGCCGCTGCCACGCAGGTCTCGGCCTTCTTCGGCGCAGCCACCCCGGCGCAGTTCGTGATCTCTGGTGACACTGTCACCTGGACCGGCCCTACGGGCGACTGGGGCCTGCGCCGGATGATCCTGCACTACGCACACCTCTGCGCCGCTGCCGGGGGCGTCGATGCCTTCCTGATCGGGACCGAGATGCGCGGGCTGACCACCATCCGCTCCAGCGCCAGTACCTATCCAGCTGTCACCGCCTTCAAGGCTCTGGCGGCGGATGTGAAGGCGATCCTCGGGCCGGGGACCAAGGTCGGCTACGCCTCGGACTGGTCGGAGTATTTCGGGCACCAGCCGGGGGACGGCACGGGGGATGTCTATTTCCACCTCGACTTGCTCTGGTCTGATGCCAACATCGATTTCATCGGCATCGACAACTACATGCCGCTGTCGGACTGGCGCGACGGGTTTGACCACGCCGATGCCCTGCAAGGCTGGTCCGCGATCCATGACCGGCGCTATTTGCAGGCAAACATCGCGGGCGGCGAGGGCTTCGACTGGTTCTACGCCAGCGTCGCCGACCGGTCGGCACAGATCCGCACGCCGATCACCGACGGCAGCGCGGGCAAGCCTTGGGTCTTCCGCTACAAGGATCTGCGCGCCTGGTGGTCGAACCCGCATTTCAACCGGCCGGGCGGGATGGAGAGCGGCACGCCGACCGCGTGGGTGCCGCAATCGAAACCCATCTGGTTCACCGAACTCGGCTGTCCCGCCATCGACCGGGGCACCAACCAGCCCAACGTCTTCTTCGACCCGAAGTCCTCGGAGAGCTTCACCCCGTACTTCTCGCGCGGCTGGCGCGACGACGCGATCCAGCGCGCCTATCTCGAGGCAAGCTATCTCTGGTGGGGCCAGGGCACGAACAACCCGACGTCCGCGATCTACGGCGGCCGGATGGTCCATGTCCCCGAATGCGCCGCCTGGACCTGGGATGCACGCCCCTATCCATTCTTCCCCGAACTGACCGGGATCTGGACGGACGGGCCGAACTGGCGGCTGGGGCACTGGCTGACTGGACGGCTGGGCGCGGTGTCGCTGGCGGCCCTTGTCCGCCATCTCTGCCTGCGTGCTGGGCTCGATGAGGCGTTGATCGATGTGAGCGGCCTCTGGGGCGCGGTCGAAGGCTATGTCATCGGCGCGCTGGAAAGCCCGCGCGCGTCGATTTCCACGCTGGCCCGCCACTTCGGCTTCGACGCCATCGAGACCG